CTCAGCCAACCACTTGAACTCCATTCCGAATTCATGACTTGCAGTGCCCACCTTGAATTTCACTTGGGCCTTGACGTTTTTCGCAAACTTGAACATGGTTCGATTTACCTTTTCTGGATATGAAAAGGCCCGCCGGAGCGGGCCGGGAAGCATTCCCACGGGGGCCGTGGGAACGATTAGGAAACGGTCAGGGCGGACAGGGCGTTTTTAATAATCACCTTTAACGACGAACCAGTGCCGTCAAACCACCCCGTAAACGACAAATCAATGACGATGCCAGCCGGGCCATTAACAGGGGGCGTTGTGCGCTCATAGGTGAGATTGGCGATCTCCCATGAGATCGACTCATTGCCCGCGCTGCCCAGCCCGTCGCCCCTGCTCAGGGTGATCAATAGGCTCGAATCGGTTTGATCCACTGCCTTATTGAGCAAGGCATCGGACTCGAACAAGGCGGTCAAACGCCCACTCACTTCCGCAAATCCTTCGGGCATCGCCCGCCGAATTCCCGCGCCGCCAATGGCGTAGCCGTCGCCGTCCTGATTGTTTCGGATGCTAAATTCGACGCTTTTGACGGTCGCAATGGATGCGCCGCCCTCTTGAATGCTGGCGGAGAAGGCATCGAACGTGGTGTGGCCGGTGTCGCTGATCGAGGCGTCCAGGGGCGACGAATCCGCCACCTCCTTAGCGCCCATGATGTCGAACGAAGCCGTACACGCCCCCGCCTGCGGGAAGGTGAACGTGGCTTGGTTGATCCGACAGCCCAGATACCGCATGTACCGATTGCCCGAAATGGCCGATCCATAATCGACCTCAAGTGGAAAACTTAGAGGCAGACTGCCGATGGTGAGGGTGTGGACGTATGGGCCGGAGCCGGTGGTCGCGACGCTTCCCATCGTATGGCGCAGCAGAAACCCGATGTTCTCCGCGCCAATTTCAACGCCAATCGCCCCTTGCACGGCGCGATTCATGTTGTATGGCTTGGGCCTGCCGCGTGTGCCTGTCAATACACGGCTCTGTTCCTTGGGCTGAGATGCCTGGACACCAAAGGACGTGAGATACAGCTTCGCGCCAGTGGGCGAGCCGGGCGCGGTGGCGTATGTCGCCTCGTCCTGGAAAATGGCGAAACGGGCGTTTGAGCCTCTGGCTTGACTCATTGGGATTGCTCCTCGGGTTGGGTTTCAAGGGCCGGGGCCGGGGCCGGATCGGGTTCGGCGGCGGCGGCGGGCGGATCGACCCGCACGAAGCCGCGAGGCGCGAGGCGCTCGAACTCCTCGGGGGTGAGGTCGTGCTCGCGCCCGGCTTGGTACTCGCCTACAGCGATGATGCCGGGGCGGACCAGGCGGGCGCGGAGGGTATCCGCCGGAGCCGCCGCCGATTTGGCGGGGTCTGGCCTCTTCATGGCACGTAGACCAGCGCCATGGAAACCGCCACGTCGCCCGCCGCGCCCGGATCGACTGGACCGGCTATGTGCAACACGGGCCGCGACTGCGCATCAGCCAACCGCCCCGCGTCGCCGGGGGAGAATTGACCACCCGCGCCGATCAGCACACGCCCGCGCAGGTCCGGCACCGTGAACTCCGGTTCCGTCGCGCCAAGTTCGGCGGCGATTTCGGGATGTTCCGAAGTGAGGTGGGTGCTCCCATCCGCCAGCAGAGCGCCCGCTGGGATGGCGGAGCCAAGGAATGTTTCGATTCTGATTGCCATAAATTTTCCTGACGATTGCCAAAGAACGTGGATTTCGTACGGATAGCCGAGGCTTTCCGTTGCCGCGCCAGTGAATGCCACCGTGCCGTTCCCCGGCACCGCAACGCCTGTTAGGTCCACCGGCTGGTCGGACAAGCCAGGAGCGCCGGTGCCTGAGCTATCGAGGTTCGGGCCAATCGGATAGCCCACCGCCATAACAATGACGGATGCCGCCTCCATGCCATTGCAGGTAAGCGGCGTATCCGCCGCGCCGCCATGGGCTTGATGATGAGGGCAATGCCCCCGTCTTCATCCACATCCACCCGGCACAGAAATATGCCGTGCAAAGCTTTAACTGTTTCGGTCATGATCTGATCTGCTTCGTTAGCCCATAGAACTCGGCCCACAGGCCATAGCCGCCGCCATCTGCATCCACAAGCTTGCCGCCCAGATAGGCGAGCGTGTCGCCATCGGCCACCGGCCGCCAGCCGAGCAGGGCCGTGGATAGCTCCTCCGCCATGGCCTCAATGTCGTCACCGGAATCGCCCCCGGTTTGGTCGGCGGCGTTCTGGGCGCAGAGATAGACGGCGTAGACCTCGCGCACGTCCTGGGCGACGTGGCCTCCTAGCAGTTGGTTTTCCTGCACTTTCCGCTCGACCCGAGCGACATAGGCAAACCCAGCTTGCGGCACGACGCCAGCCTTCAAAAGGATCGGCCCGGCCCCTTTGGCTTGTCGGATCGTAGTGATCCGCCCGGCCTGAATTTCCGAATTAATTCGTGCCTGGATACGGGCGCGATTGGTTGTCGGGCCGCTCATCAGATAAAACTCGTGTCGCGGTTGAATACTTGGCCGGCACTGACGACGGCGCTTTCGCCGTAGCTTGCGCGGGCGGTTTCCGCCGCCGCCACGCCGCCGGGCACGATGTCGCCCCGCGACACCTGTTTGAGGTAGTCCATCGCTTCCTTGTAGTCTTCTTTCACGGCATCCGACCGGGATACGCCGAACAACCGATAGCGGATGATGGCCGCGGCCACCTGGACAATGCGGTCGGGCGGGTCGCTGAACGGGATTGAGGCGTGATCAACCCGGCTGCCAGGGGCGAGCAAGTAATCATTGATGAGGCTCCGCACGCCCGCCTCAACGCCCTCATAGACGGTTTCGTCCGCCAATCCGGTTCGTTCCCGGTCGGTGAGCTGCTGCCTTTCGTCGGCGCCGTAGAGTTCTTCGTATTGGGCGGCGGTGCAGTACATGATTTTTAAAGAGGGATAGCGAACAAGAGTTCAAAGCGCTGCCAATTGCCCGCCGGGAGCAGATGCGGCGGCACAATCGGCACGGGGGGGGCATCACGCAATTGCGTAGGTGGATATTGAGTGCGGTCGCGATGCCATCGAACAACACGCGGCCCGCCATTTCCGTTTTCACGTCAAGGCTCGACGCCTGCACGCTCACATAGTTGTAGGTGCCAAGCGGCAGCGGGTCCTGGCCAACAATCTCGACCGATTTGCCCAACGAAAATCCGGTCACGACATAGCCAGCCTCGTTGATAGCGGTCCACAGGTCTCGCTGCACATCGTTTAAAGTAGGTGTAGGCATTTAATTTAAAACTCCACTGTTTCCAAGCTTACGGTTTGGCCTGTGGCCCCACAGATGTATTCAATGCGAGCGCTAGTGCCAGGGATATAGGCTTGCACTTGCATCACACCGGGATCGTCATGTACCGCCGATGCCACGCTGAATTGCATGATGGCCGACACATACACGCCCCCCTTGAGGTAAAGGATACGCAGCTTGGCCCCGGTGCTGGCTACGCCACCTCGAATGATCGCTACCAGCGTGCTATCGCCGCGTGTTGAGATGGTCCAAAGTTGCTGTTGCCCCGCTGAAAGCGTCGGAGCGGGAGATTGCACCGCGTAGGTCGAGGCGCTATTAAGGGCCACGACATGGGGGGCAATCGCCCCGCTTTGGTCCACGTCCACACGGTAAGGGTCTGGCCCATGTAAAGGGCGTGCTGTTTGGGCCATGGCTATTTAGCCTTTTTGTCAGACTTGCCGTTTTTCGATTCGGGGGAGGCCGCAGCCTTCCCCTCCTCCATCGGCGCGGGGACATCCGCGCCGATGGTTTCGCTCTCGGGGGTTATTGCTTCCCTTTCGGGGGCTTCGGGGTTGGCTTCTTCGGCTTGCAGGCCATGGGATTCTTCCTCAGGATTTCTTTTTTCAAGGATAGAAATTTTCCCTGCCCAACCCTTGGGAATGACGCTGACTTCTAAAACTTCGCCACGCTTGAACTCAAGGGATTGATTGCTGGTAGCGATCGCATCCTCCTGGTAGTCCTCGGGACCAAACGCCAAGCAAACCGGCACATTAAATTTCAATAGATGTTCGCGAGCTTTAGCCTGTTCAAATGTCAGGATTAAAGGCGTGCCAGGAGGCACGCGAATGGTTGTTTCAGCTTTGACTTGCATGGCGTTACACCAACGTGTTCAGCACAGCGCCCTGCCAGCGCCCATAACCCACGTTCCGCCACGTGTCGACGCCGATCTGAATCGCGTCGTTGTCGAAAGCGAACTCGCTGTTTTCGTCCTTCACTTTGAGCTGCGGCTTGGTTTCCTCTTGCCGGATCAGCGGCTTGACGCTGCCATCGGTGCGGAAAGTGACGAACTTATCGGTCCAGCCCGCCACGGTGAGGCGCGGGTTGACGGCGGAGTTGATGGTCAAGCCGTCCATGCTGAAGGTGGAGGCGGCGGCTTGACGCACCATGGTGAGGGCGGCCTGGGTGGCTTTGGACAGGCCGACCGGGACCATCACCAGGAACTGCGAGGCGGTTTCGTTGAGCGGTTCACCCTGGTCATCGACGAAGGTGTACATCTTGGAAATTGAATCCAGGATGGCCTGCTGCATTTCCTCGGGGCTGGGGGCCGTAACGGAGCCATGCACCGATGCCGGAAGCGCCGAAATATCGGTAGTGATGCTGTTGGACTGGCTGCCGCTGCCGCCCTCGCTGTGATCGGTATCGAAGTAATATTGGCCGTCGTAACAAGTAGCCGACGCACCATTGACGATGAGAGTGGAAAGCAGCGATGCAAAGTGCGTCTGGCCGCGCTGGGCCAGCTCGTTCATGCGGATACGAATCTGCCCGGTTTTGTCGCGGCGCAGATCGCGCAGCAGGATTTCCAGCGTGGCCTCGAAGTGCTTGTTCTCGATCTTGATGCTGGCGTCGCTTAAGCCCTTGGCTTGTCGGCCACCGATCCATTCCCGCAGGGCCGGGGGCATCCCCAACCATACGTACTCTTCGACTGGCTGATCGCTGGTGAAATAGTTGGAGACGGCATCAATCCAGCCCGCGTTGACCAGGGCTTTCAATGCCTCGTAATACATGCCGATGACGGCCCGGCTCGATAAACGTGCGCTATCCATTGGTAATTTGCCCTATGTGTGGATGGATTAAGCTTCCCGCGCCCAGGTGCCGCGCAGGGCTTGCACCGCGTAACCGTCGGCGTCGTTGCCGCCGAGAATCACGAAGTCGCCGCGCTTGGCCGTGGCCTTGGCGTTGATGAGGTCTTTGTTGTCCGCCCCGGTGATGTCCGGCCCCAGGATCATGTCGGCGGCGGCGGGGCTGATGTTCACCGCCACGGTGCCGTAGGCGCCCCCGTTGACCACGGCGAAGCCATCCAAGCCGGTGGCGATGGGCGGGAGAGTGATGATCTTGGCGTCGGCGCTCACCCAAAACAGCTTGCCGGTGTCTTTGGCGTCGAGGGTTTTATCGGCGCTGATGGTTTCTCGCACGGTGTAATTGGCCCAAGGGTCGCGGAAGGCCGGGGCGTCAAAACGGACGATGACCACGCCGGAGGAGACGAAGCGATGCACAAAGCCGATGAACACGCCGCCCACCGGGCTGAACACGAAGGTGTCATCGTCGGTCGCATAGACCGGCTGACCGATGTCGGTAATGACCGCGCCGGCGACGGTAAGCTGGACCTTTCCTGCTTCGATCAGACGGATATTGATGTCGGCGGCGGCGCCGATGGAGTTATCGGCCTTGGCTTCGGCAAAGCCGACGAATAGGTCGCCCGCTGCCAGCGGACGGCCATGGCCGGTACTGGCGACGGCTCCGACCGCCGCGCCTTCGTAAATGATGTCGGCGGCGATGGCCGGGATTGAGTTGCGTTGCCCGGTTTCAAAAGCGCGGGGCTTATTGGCGGCGAGAGTCGTCATGCTTTACTCCTTGGCGCCCATGATTTTGATGGCCCCAGTCTCGGCGGCTACTTTGTAGGCGATGTATGACTGGAGGTTGTCCCCGAACTCGGCCCGGAGAGCAGCGTCGGCGCTCCATTCCGCCGCGCAGCGAGCTTCTAGCGGTTCGGCCGGATCGGCGGTGGTTTTGCCCGGCCGGGCCTTACCGGCGGTTTGTTTGGCGGAAAGGGCGGCGATTTTCGGGGCTTTGCCTAAAAAGGCCGTCAGCGCCGCCACGCCCAGGGTCCGCGCCCAGTCCTCATGCTCGCCCGGCAGGATTTGCCCTGCGTCCAGACCTTGCTGGATCAGGCGGTCTTTTTCGCCAATGTCGAGCCGTGCGGTGAGCGCGGCCAGCTGGGTTTGCAGGCTTTCCACCACGGCGACGGGCGCATACTTGGCCGGGTCGGGCGTCGTTTGAGCGGTCAGCGCGGCCACATGCGGGCCGATGCCCACAAACTTGGCGGCGGCGGCGGGGTTGCTGGTGAGCATGGTCTTGAGCTTATCCAGCTCCGCCTTCATTTCTTCGGGCGTGGTGGTCAAGGGCAGGTTGAGCATGTAGCACAACCGCTCCATCAGTTCGGTCATATCCATCGGGGACTCCGTAGGGGTGGCAAGCCGGGCAGACAGCGCCGCTAAAGCCAGGTCATCGAGACCAGCCAGGGCGGGATCGTTGGTCAAGGAGAAATGCAGGAGGGCGAGCACGTCGCCGTTGTCGGCGTAGGAAAAAACGGGGGACACATAGCGGTACTCGCCCGCGTCAATCATCGCCGCCGCCCGCTCAGTCCATTGCACGCCGGTGGCGATCAAGCCCTTGCCGGGCTGATAAACGAGGCCGTTTTTCCACCAGCCCGCCGCCGGGGCTTCGCCGCCCTTTTCCTTGGCGGTCAGCAAGGAATGCTCGTAGTCGATGACGGTATCGCGGGCCTTGAGCGCGGCGAGGCGGATGACGCGGGCGGCAATCTCCGGCCCCATCCGCCAAGCGGCGCATTCTGTTGGGCGTCCCGAACCATCGGCGGTGCGGAATTCGCCGTCGGGCAGCACATGCACGCCCTCCGCCGAGCTTTTTAGCTCGAAGGCGCAGGCGGCGATTTTAGGGGCGGTGAATTTTGGCATGGCCCCATGGTACGGGGCGCACGCCGGGATGTTCAGGCGAAGGCTTTCGCCGGATTAGGGCGGGGTGAGGTAGTCGGCGAGGGTGGCCAGGACGGCTCGCTTGTCGCCGTCGCCCAGGTCGCGCCCATCGGCGGTGAGCATCCGGCGGGCGCGGAGCGTGATGGTGTAGGCCGGGAGAGTGACCCATTGCTCGAAATTGGCTTTCGAGCGCCTGGCGAAGCGGCTTTGGCCCGTGTTTTTATCCACTTTGAAGGTGGCCCGCTGGGACCGGGCGGGAATGTTGATGCTCGCGCCCAACTCATGGGACGCGGCATAGGGTACGCCAAAGCCGACCAGGGCCGCATCCGGCGTAGCGACGTGGTTGAGGCTGTCGAGCATTCGGCGGGTGTATTCGAGCAGCGTGCCCCGGCCCTCTTTGACGCGGCGGCGCTCGGTCGAGGCGGCCCAGGGCTTCCAAGGCTGGCCGGTGGGGTCTTGCTTGAGGGCGAAGCGGATTTCGGTGCGCGACTCGATGACCGCGCCGATGTCATCGAACACGGGCCGGAGGTTGCCGAGCCGCGCCGCAATCTGGGCTAGGTGGTCGGCGAACTGGCGGTCGATGAGTTCGATTTTAAGGGTGGTCAAGCGGCGTAGCCCCCACCCAAGAAGGCTTCCGCGTCGGGCATATCGAGCCGCCGTGGCTCATAGCGCAACCCCTGGTCGCCCTCGAAGGGGGTGCGGTGCAAATGCTCAGCGAGCCACAGCGGCTCGGGAATGCCCGCTGGAAATGCCTCACACCGGCGCTCGCCCGAATAGTGGGCGCACCACTGGCAATTGTGCTGATGGCCGCGAATCATATTGGCTCGAATCCTCCCAACTGGCGGTATAGCTGCATCACTTCTTCGTCGAATTCCCGGCCCGCTAATAGGGCGGCGAAGGTCTCGGCAACAAACTCCCGGCCATCATCTCCCGCATAGGCGCTCACACGCAAGGCGATAATCCGATCCGCGGCGGATAGGGGCGCGTTGGCCGCGTAGATTTCCGGCGCTTGGCGGTGCTGGCTGAGATGGCCCATCTCGTGGCGCACGCCATGCGCTGGGTCGGCGCTGGACCAATAGCCCCGCGCCTGCTCGGTGGCGGCGAACGTGGCCCGATCCGCCCAATAGGCGCTGAGCGGATTGGCGACCAGATAGGTCTCGCCCGTCTGGCGGCGGCTGGCGAAGGCCGCGATCAAGTCGGCGGGATTCTGGCCGGTTTGCTTGGCCCACGCCTCGAAGGCCGGGCCGCTGACCCGCACATGGTCGGGCGGCGCGACGCCACGCTGGGCCAAGTCCTCCAGGTCGGCGGCCACGGCCCCGGCGATGTCGGGGCGGCCCCCGAAGTCGGCGGACTTGGCCCCCAGGTCGAGGACGCGGCGCTCGATGCTTGCCATGGGTGGCCGGACATTGCCGCCCTGGACGAAAGCGGCCTCTTTGTCGGCCAGAAGCTTATCCAAATGCGCCTGTCGAGATTTCCCGACGTTGTAGTCCCAGCCCGGATCGATGCCGACGGGCACTTGCCGTACCTCGCCCGTGCGGGGGTTCACCCACTGTAGGGTTTCAGTCGGCGGCGCGGCGGGTTTGATCTCAATCCGGCCCGAATCTTTCAGCCGCCGCACGTCGGCCTCGCTGATCGGAAATGCCTTGCACCGGCACCGCCAACCATTCGGCGGGTAGTGCGTGTCCCACCACGCATCCGTGCGGGGCAGGCACACGCCATTCCAACGGGCATGGGCCGGACGCACCCGCATATCCCCCATGGTCCGGTACAGCAGCATCGGCAACCGCTTGGCGCCGCGCTCGCCCCGCATCCATTCCCCGGCGCCGTTGGCCGCGCGGATGTTGGTGTCGTAAATGATTTCCAGGCGGCGCGGGCTGCCGAGCTGCACGGTTTTGATTTCGGCGGTGTCGGGGTCCGCCATTTCCTTCCGGCCCCACCAGCCCTCCCGCTCCAAGGTGGGCCGCAGCTCCTGGCTAAAGCGCCGCAAGTCCCAGCCTTCTCGTTCGGCTTTGATGAGGGCTTGCTTGGTGGCCTCCAACAGGTCCACCCGCATCATCTTTGCCACCGTGAAGGCGGCGACGTGCTCCTCGGCTAGCACGTCCCGCCAGTCAAAAGAAATGGCGTAGCCCTTGTCTTCGAGGTAGGCGATTGCATCCTCTGGCGGGAGTAATGGCAGCTCGATTGCCATCAGGGGGATTCCTGGCCAGTGAATATGGCCCTAATTCGCGCCACAGCGGCCCACAGCGCACGATAACCGCCTGCCCGCCATGACGGTAGCCCAGTATGCGATTGCGCGGCTTGTGGCGCGTTTACGGCGGTTTCTTGCATTTCCGTCCAAAAGGGGTGGGCGTGGGGATGGGACATCATTTGTTCCAGCACCACATTCCACTAACCCAGAAACATGTGCCGAACACGAAGCCACAGGCCCACAGCCACTCTTGAGCTTGTAAGGCCATCATTGCTCCCTTCGCCATGCCGATGCCAGTAAGCCCGGCAACCAGAGCGCGAACCAGCCCACTAAGAGACATCCGCCCCCACCTCGCCCGCCATCCGCGCCATAAAGGCCGGATCGGTCAGCGCCGCCGTCAGGGCGGCAATGTCCATCGACTCCACTAGCGCCGGGAGCGAGGCCCGGAATTCCGCCACGCTCTGCCCGTCGGCAATGGCCGCGTCCAGGGCGGCAAACAGCGGGTTTACCACCGGCTCCATCGCGACTTGCCAGCCGTCCAGAGCCAAGTCGCGCAGGTTATCCAGCGCGTCGGGCTGGACGATGGCCGCAGCGGCGGCGCACACAGGGCAGTCGGACGTATGGGCATGGCCCCCGCCCAGGCGGGCCGTGGCGGCGGCGGGCGGGATGGGCGGAGCCGTCGGCGCGGCGGGGCGGGCGAGCACGGCCTCGCCTTCCTTCGCCGCCGGAATCTTGAGCTTTTCCCGCACATGCCCGACGGGCACGGGCAAGCCCACATCCACCAGGGCCGGGATGGCCTCGCTGTAGAGCTTTAGGTCCGCTGGGTCTTGGGTATCGAAGATAAACCGGGGCAGGCGACGCCTGTCCTTGACCAGACCGTTGAGCGTGCCGACGGCATACACCAAGTCCCGGCTCAGCGTCTTGGCAAGCTGTTTGGCATCGGACTTGCGCAACATGCCAAATACCTCTAGCCCCACCTCGCCCACGCTGCGGTTGCCGTTCGGGCCGGTTTCGGTCGAAAGCGCGGTGCCGAGAATCGCCTTGGATTTCCGCTTGTCCCAATAGCCCAGGCTGAATTCGAAAGCGTCGGTATCGCCGTTGGCCGCTTCGTGGATTTCGATCTCCATCCCTTGGGGCATGATGCCCCGCGCATTCTTGCCGATGGAGATGAGCGCTTTCAGGAGACTGCTTTTCTCGCTCGGGCTGGCATCGCTCGGGTACTTGCCGAAGATGGTCGGCAAGCCCAAGACGCGCATGAGTTCGGCCAGGTCCTGCGCGTTATACGCGCCGAACAGGTAGGGCCAGGCCAGCACGCGCACTAGGCCGCCGCGCCCGATGTAACCCGACTTGGAGCGGTGGGTGTGCAGTATCCACCCGAACGGCCACAGCGGTTCGCCGTCGATGTTGCCCGCGCTGCGCAGGGCCAGCTTGGTTCGAGTCTGGCGGTCCACGGTGAACCAGGAGGCTTCGCGGAACTCCGGCTGACGGGGCAGCCAGCCGGAGCCGTCCCGCTCCCAGCCGGGGAATTCGAGGCCCGCATAGGCCATGAGGATGGCGCTCGCGGCGTCTTCCACAATGTCGCCCACGTCGAGGTTTTCGTCCAGGATGCGCTTGATGTCCTTGGCGGCCTGCTTTTCGGCGGCGGTGGCGTCCACCGGGGGGAGGATGTCCCAGTCGAGCGAGCTGAGCGCCTTAATGCGGCGTTGCAGCTCGCCGAAGATGTGGCTGTCCTTCTCCCACATATCCTGGCCGAGTTCGGCCTGGGCGATGAGGTCGCCCTCTTCGGCTTGCTGGAGGATGGACGCCAGCTTTTCGGGGGTTAATCCCCGGCTTGGATGGGCGGCGAATTCGCGCTGGAGGAACTCGGCGCGGGCGGTTTGCGGCTCGCGGAGTTGGGTTTGTTGGATGGGGTTGCCGTATTGGTCGAGGATTGCCACTACCAAATACCTCCTCGGTCGGGTATGTCGTGATCGCGGTCGGCGCTGGCCTTCTCGATGGCGCGGCGATCCACGGGGATGAAGCCCTCGGCGCTGGGATTGCTGGGGTTATTACAGGCGAAATCAGCCAGGGCCAGCGCGATGGCATAGTCGCCATGGCGCTGGATGCCTTCGGCGTTCTCCTCGGCCGCCTTGGGCAGCTTTACAATGCCGTCGATCCGTTGCAGGGCGCGAAGGTCGCTGTCGTGGTCGGCATCCTTGGGCAGGTCGAAACCATCAATGCCGAAGCGGTCCACAAACTTGCCCATGTTTTCCCTGTACCACGCCAGCGAGAACACGACTCGAATGACCGCCCGCCAGCGCTGCCAGGTCTTTTCGGCGAGGGATTGGCCGGGGCCGGTGGCGTCCATGGCTCCGCCCCGGAGGCGGGGCAAGCGCGGAATCACCCACCACACAATCTGCTCCTGCACGTCGTTGGGCGTGTTGTGCATCTCGATGACCCACGGCACGCGGCGGCTCAGGGTTTGGGTCTTGTGCAAGGGTACGAACACCGACAAGTGCCCATGGCGGGCGAAGTCCATCCCGAAATAGTGCTCGGTGTGCTTGTCGAGGCTTTCCACCAGCGGCTTGATTTCACGCTCGATAAGGGCGTCGGTATCGCGGCGCATAGTGTCGAGCGGGGTGAGGATGTAATCATCGTCGAAGGTCAGGCGCAGGATGGGCCGCTCTTCCTTCATGGCCCGCTCGATGTACAGGCCGGGGATGGCGTTGCCGTCGCCTTCTTTCGGGATGCAGTCCAATTCCTCCCGCATCTGGGCCTTGCGCGGGCCATAGCTCTTGCGGATGCCCTCATACCAAGCCAGCTTGCCCTCTTGGGTGGGAAGCTTGTTCTTGGCCCAGCAAACCCGTTCATAGAGTCCGTTCTGGACGCACTGGTCAAACGTCACCTTGTAGACGATGGCCGTCGCGCCGTACCGCCCGGCCCGGACATCCCGCAGCAGTTGGGCGTAAGGATTCTTGTTGCCGTTGTGGGTGCTGACGATGACGATCTTCGCGCCCCAGATGAGCAGGGCGACACAGGCGTCGATGACTTCGGCGACGCTGGCATGGAAAGCGGCTTCGTCGATGACCACCCAGCCTTGTAGACCCCGGATGTTCTCCGGGCGGGAGGACAGGGCCACCACGCGGAAGCCGCTGGAAAAACGAATGCGAAAGGCGTTGATCTCTCGGGAATCCTAGCCGCGCTTAGCCTGGTCGCTGAAAATGAACTGCTCGATGGGGCTGTAGGTGAGGCGCTGGCGCTGGGCGATCAAACGGGCCATCTTGGCGGTATAGCCGATGTATTCCAGCCCTTTTTCCTTGGTGTCGCCGATGTAGAAGATATTGGTGCCGCCCGCTTCCTTGCGGCTGCCAGCTTTGACGGTGAGGACCAGGGCGGTGCAGAGGGTGATACCGCTCCGGCGGCATTTCTCGCCGGCCAGGAGCAGGTAATCATCGTCGATGAGCAATCGACCCCATTCCTTTTGGTGCTGCATGAGCACGCCTTCGGCCTCGGGATCGAAGGTTTCCGGGAGGTCGCGCACGGATTCAGGCAGCTCGTCCCACTCGACGATGCGCTGCGTGTCGCCCAGGGTGGCAAGTTCGGCACCCATCACTTCTTGCCTTGCTTTAAGCCCATGGCAATAAGGCATTTTGGGCAAGTCACCGCATCATCACGCATCGACCAACTAGCGCGGCTCTTATGCACACGCATGGCCATCAGAACACCTTGAGGACTTGCTGAACCCAGAAGCCCGCCTCTTGCTCGTCCATGCCCTTGGCCTGGGCGGCGGCTTCGACGCTCTTGGCGGCTTCCTCAAGAGCTTGGCGGCGGACTTCGGCCTCAATTTCCCGGCGCATCTTGGCGGTGGCCCTGGCGCTGCTGCCAATGTCTGAGCTTGCCCGGATAATCTGCGAGAGGGCTTTGGCGCGGGCTTCGGGTCCGGCTCCGCCCCAGTCCTGAGCGTCCCAGTCATCCACAAAGTCCATTACCTTGTCGAGCAAGACCATTTCGTTTGCTTCGAGCAGCGCGGCCTTGTCGCTTTCACTCATGGCGCCCATGGCCTTGGCGACTTCCACGCGGGTGCGGGCGCGTTCCATGGACTTTTCCAGGGTGGCTTTCAGCCCCTTGGAGTATTCGCCGACCGCTGATTTCCCGATTTGTACGCCCTGGTCGCGCAGCCATTGGGCTTGCTCCTCGAGCCTGCCGTAACCGGAGGCCACCAAGCGGCGGTTCAGTTCGTCGCGTAGCTCTGGCGATAGGGTGGCGATGGTGGAGGCTGGAGGCACGTCAGGAGATCCACGCCAGCACGCCGACAACGATCATGCCATCAAAGTTCGGAACCATGTCATACCCCCGGACCCGGACGGGCCACGCCGTCAATCTCCATCCGCCCCTTGGCGGCTTCGTCGCCGGTGCGGGTCAGGGTGGCGAGCCACACGCCGCCGGGCGTGTCCACCCGCAGCGCGTCGCGGTCGCGGAGGTGGCGGAGATCGTCGCGCAGGTCGGCGGTGGACGCCGGGTAGCCATGGGCGGCGAGCTGCTCGCCCAGTTCCACCTCGTTCAGGGTGTAGGCGGCGACTTGGCCCAGGACTTCCAGGATGATGAGACGGCGGCGGGCCACCAGCCCGGCGGCGAGGTCGGTTTTCAGGCTCATTTCTCAATGCCTCTTTGCATGATTAGGGTAGTGATTCGTTCCTGGCCTTTTTCGAGCGATTCCAGCGATCCCTCAATGCCGGCCACGCATTTGGATACTTCCGCCACGTTCTTGTCGGTCTCGCGGATGAGGTTGTACAGGGGGGCCAAGTCGTCTTTCACCAGCATGTGCTGCATTTGGGTCTCCAGTTTCGCCAGCCGGATTTCTTGCCCGGCGTGCTGTTCTTTGGCGATGGCTTCAACCCGATTGATGGCTTCCGTAGTGGCCCGGCCACGGCTCGCGAACCAGAGCGCAATCACGCCGATGAAATTGATGGCCGTGAAGATCAATTGCGCGGCCTTGATGGCTAAATCCGTGGCTTGATAGTCCATCCTCAACGCCCCCCCGTCCGTTCTACGCCCCTGATCCGCCGCTCCTCGTCGCGCTGGCAGTCGGCGCACCGTGCCGCGCCGCGAATGGCCGACAAGCGGCCGGGATGGATGGGCGCGTCGCAATCCATGCAGATGATGGTGCCGTCGCGGGCCTCTTTCTGCGGATCGGCGGGCGGGTCGTAGCGGTGGAATTGATCCACCGCGATTTCGCGTTCCAGCTCGGCGAGGTGGGCGGCGCGGTCGCCCTCGTCGCGGATGTCGGCCCGCTGGGCGGTCTCGGATTCGGCCAGGGCGGCGAAAGTGAGATGGCCCGTCATGTGCCGCCGGACTCGCCCAGGGAGTAATGGTTGCCGTCGCGCCACCGGCCACCCCAGGTGCCGCCTTGGCTTTCCCACCATTCGCCGAGCGGGCGGTGGGCTTCGGTGCCATCCAGGTATTGGCCGTCCTTGAACAGATTGAGGTCGATGGCCAGCCGCAGCTTGTGGAAGCTATTCGCCGCGCCATAGCCCCGCTTGACGCCCGGCTGGCCGTGCAGGCGCGGGTTTCGGTAGGCGTCGCCCAGCGTGACGGCGTAACCCATGGCGTGGGCTTGCAGGATCAAGCGGGCCGCCATCAGGGCGAACTGGCTTTGCTTTTCGCGGAGCGTCATGGCGCCATCCTCCCGACGATTTCCCGCGTAATGATTCGGGAATCGCCTCGCAAGTTGATGTCTTTGGGTGGCGTGGTGTGAATCCGCTCCAAATGAGCCTCCAGCGCGGCCCGGATGGCCTCCTGCACGTCTGGCGAGGCGGCGGCGTTGGCGATGGGCGTGGCCTTTGAAATGCCCGCTCGCAGGCCCGCAAACCCTAGTCCGTCATAGGCTAGTTGCAGGGCATCAGCGCTGGTCATGTCGCCCGTCGCCCAGAGCGCGGCGGCGGTCAGAAGCATCAATGCGCCGACGATGTAGGTGCGTTTTCCTCTGATTTTGGTAAGCATTGGGGTTCCCGTCTTAAAAAGACGCCCGGCGGTCCGGGCGTCGGCGATGCCATCCCGTTGGGTGGCTCCTTTCGTCGATTTAGGCCGTTTAGGCCGGTTCCGGCTCGGGTTCCGGCGGGGTCGGGTCGGGCGGCGTGCCGCCGGTGGTCAATGCGGGTTCCGCCGCGACGGGCGTGCCGTGGGCGTAATAATACGGGCGGGGGGAAAGGATGCTCAGGCGACGGGTTTCGCCGGACAAGGAAAAGCCCGCACGGGGCTGGCTTTCCGGGGGGGGGCTAGCGCGTGGGCTTCTTGGGCTTCCGCTTGGGCTTGGGCGGGCGGCGGACGATGCGCGACGGGGGGAAGGGTATCAGTTTGGCGCTCATGCCGCACCTCCTTGGGCCTGTGCCTCGACCAGTGGAACGGCGCTCGCAAGCCATCTTGGTGGCTTTGGCAAACGAGCAAGCGGGACGGCCCGTCATGTCTATTCCCCACGACCTGCCGACACAGGCTCGATTAGGGGCTGCAATGTGCTTTTTGCTGTATCGAATGACGCTCCCTTTTCCAGTAACTGATCGAGCGCAAGAGAGACTGCCTCTCGGGAGCGCGGCGGCATCTTTACGGCGACACTGAACGCGGATTCCCGTGCCAGTGTGTGGTCGGTTGGGTTGTCCATGGCGGGTTTCTTTTAGGTTGTTGTGAATATTCACGTTGTGCGGGCGGCGGCCGATTGGGGTAGACTTTTACCTACTCGGCTGCGCCGCTGGCGTCCAACTGGCACCCGCCCAGGGGTCTCGCCCTCCTCGGGATACCGGGAGGGCCAGATCACTTTTGGATGCACGCCAATCGCGTTCGCGATGCGCCATTCCGACGCCGGGTAAGGCTTACATAGCGCCCCGAACAGCGTGTTCTGGTGCAACCCATGGTTGTCGGCCAAAGCTTTCATGGTCTTCCAGCCCGCCATCTCCAGAGCGGCCAGGATTTGTTTTCTGGACCAATCCGCATCAGCGGTTTTTTTTGGCAT